CTGGTATTCAAAGTTCCACTGGGCTTAATCCAGTTAGAAGAATCAAGTGCGAAGCTGTAAATCGCCAAGCCAGGTGGAAAGACACCATCCGCATACTTCCAGGACGACAACTCATTGAAATACTGTAAGGGTTTGATTTCCTGAATCTCATTTCCGTCACACAAGACTCGCAGCTGTCTTATTATATCCTGCTGTGTGCCAATACCATTCAGACCCGAAGATGCCTTTCCTCCCGGTATTGGTGAGTTCGTAGGAATAAAGGGTGCCTGGGGATACAGCCACCAATTTGTGTAGTTAGTCCAGGCATTCAGATTCTGCGTCGAATCACTCCTCCTAGGAATTACAACAAGACGAGGTACGGGATTATGTGTAAACAATTCAAAGAGTTGACGTGAATTATTACTTGGGAATGGATACTTTGTTATTTGCTTGATAATATAGTTTAGTGGCTTCGTAGCGAAGGTCTTTCTCTCATCGTCCGTCAAATAGACCTGTGTTGTCTGAATACGTGGATTCAGCGGCCAAGTATTCAAGCTAGGCACCTCATACCCCGCGTCAACCAGGTACTGACGAATATACATCCCATCCTCATTATTCGTAGTGTAAGCCACATTTCCAGACTCAATCTGTCCTGTAGTCCCAACGACTTGATTCAAGGGGCGCACACGGTAACCATTAGGATCCAATACAGTATATAAGTCCTGAATGGGTCTCAAAGTCAGCTGAATCTCACACTCGTGGTACTGGAGTGAAATGAGTGGTAGGGCCAAAGATGGACTCTGTGAAAACCAGAGACCCAGTGGTACAGTTATATCACGACCAGGGATGGAAGGAAAGTTATTCTGAGGGCCACTCACAGTGGGGTCACGATAGACATTTGGATACATTCCAGTAGTTCTAACGGCATTGCTAGTCACTATACCGGCATACTTTCCATTCGCCGGGTCATAGAGTTCATGAACATCTCCAACTAATGCCCTCCATTTATTGTACTTAGTCTCATCCTGGTCCATGAAAGCATTGGCAATAATGTAGTCACTGTCAAACTGCTGTATAAGAGAGCCTCCGACCAAGAATGATACATCCTGAATAATCTGAGCGCCAATATATCTGACCCATTGGAACTCGTATTGAGATGACCGAGTACTGATGTATTTACTGTAGATATCAGGTAAGGTAAATGTGAAATACAAGTCACTGAGTAAATCTGCCACACGCTGAATCTTAGCCCTCAGTTTAATTGGCTGATCAAAAAACAACTCTTGTGGACCCTCCAAGGGTATCGTAACAGATTCAAATGAAAAATGACTGTACTTTTTGAGAACAGTGTAAAAAAACGTGAAATCAGGATTTCCACTGAGAATCACATTTTGCGCGCCGTAGGCAACTAAAATATATAAACCACCACCGGCCATGCTATCTCTTCTTGCTACTGCGAAACAAGATGAGATATCGTTTTAGACCTACGCATTTATTTTATTACATCTGAGTGCCGTCCCTTGACCACCAGGTATCTGCCAGATAGGATGACATGGACGTTTCAATAGACGTAGTGTCTACCTTGCTACTGGGGCCCTCCTTCATTAATGCCTGAATCTCACTGTAGGTCACAGCGTAACTGAAGTAATAGACACGGCTAATCATGCCCCTGATTGGCCCGTCAAAAGTCAGACTAGTAGCTACAGGGAGGCCATCTCCCTTGTCTACGAATTCGGGATCCCTTGACAGAGAATCAGTTTGGTTCTTGTACAATGTAATCTTTCTCGTGCTGAAGGCGTAAATATCGCCGTAGTTTTGATAAGGAGGAGTCTCACCAGCCAACTTCACCTTATGCTTCAGGTTGCCGTTAAGGTAGATATACATCGTATTCCCCTTGCACTGGACGGTCAAGTGGAACCACCTATCCACAGGGATATTGTCAATGTCCGTCCAGTTGTCCCAGGTGTCATAGCAGTTCATGTAGACGCGGAGACAGTTCCTGTCACCCCAGCAAAAGATACCAGGGCCCATCAAAGGGTACATCTGGCTGTAGCCCTTGTGGAGGATATGGTACAACTTTTTCTCACCCTTCTGGAAGGTCTGGCTCTCAATCTTAATAAACATGGAATAGCTGAATTCTATGCCGGAACGCTGGTTCTCTGAAAAATACACAGTCCGTGCTTCCTTATTATGGGGGTTTTGAATGGCCGTGAACATCTTATTTCCTGCAATATAGGTGTTAGGGAACAGCTCAACGCGATCCTTCCACATTGATACAAATGACTTGTACATGGCCTCGGAGGTGCCTATGCCAATATAAAGCAGGGTAACCATGGCAATACCCGTAAAGATTTGTGACAATGGGTCAGAACCAGACACCGCACTAGAGACATCCATGAGCTTCTATCTATCAAATATATGAAAAATGAAAAGGCAGTTAAGAATAACTATTTTTTCATTTTTTGTCTATATAGTCTATTTCACTTAAACTACACTATTCCCATCGCGCTGGACTGAGATGGAGGTCTGGGATGGGGAAAGAAGTCCCTTCAACTTGGTCCATATGGATGTATCCAGAGGGCCGTTCTGGTAAATCTTATAGACACGGTCCGGAGAATATGCGAAATTAGCCGCCACCGTCTGCCCGATAATCCCGCCAAAGCCGTAGGGACCACCCAGCAATACCTCGGTGGACTCACCATCCACCTTGAACATACCAGGCAGTACGCAGCTACGGGACATCTTACCGTCAATATAGACATCCAGGGTGCTGCCATTGAGAACGGCCGTAATATTCACCCAGCGCTGCATGTCAATATTCTCAATGTCGCACTTCTTGAAGTCTGCGGAATTGTCAGTGTAAGGAGAGACACCGTAGCCGTTTCCAGTGATGGGGCGAATCTGTTCAAGCTTGGTAGAGGTCAGCTTGTCGTTCTCTGTGCTCACACGGATTCCCAGCTTATTGACATTTTGGCCCAGGTACATCACCATGGTCGCGTAACCCGCCTGGCCTGCCCCACCAGAAAGTACCAAGAAGGGCTTGTTGTAGCCCTTGTTGATTCCCCAGTTAGTTACATAGACCCAGGTGCTCACGGAGAACTCGCCGCCCTCGTACATTGGGGGGACGTCGGAGTTATCAGGGGTAAATCTAGCGACCTTGTCAGCCTTGCCAGGCAAGCCGGAATCATATGAAGTAAAAATTACCATATCCTTCATCTCATCACTACCGTTGAGCCACTTGTAAAAGTAGTACAGTGCGATTGCCAGAATTACAAATACTGAGACACTGAATACCATGTTAGAAGCACCGCCCGCACTATCCATTTAATTCTAATACATCTGCCTAAAATCTTTTAGAATGGACTCGTATCTAAGCGTAAATAGACTTCCATTGATTGAATGGACTAATTCTTATATTCGTATTACAGTTGCCACCCGGGCAAGTAAATAAACCCGTAACCGCTGATAATGAGAATTCTGGGAGGGTAGGAGTAAGAGAACTTAGATATGGTTTATTGTCGGTATCCATGGTTTCTCTAGCGATAGCCTGAATCTCGTCAAGCTGCATGGCATAGGAAGCAAGGCTCACTAAGGCAATTGTACCCCCTAGACGGCTATCACCAACTTTAAGGGGTTGGGTATCGTCGTAATCTGGCATTGCCGTACAGGTGTGAGAGGCCGTTAGATTTCCATTCACATAAATATTGAATTTACGCCCCTGTTTCACTATCGCCACGAAACTCCAACTCTGAAGGTTGATATTTGTGATATCTATTATTTCAGAATGCTGCTGCCCACTTACAAAGACTTCAAGCACCGCAGGGGCCATCATACTCCCTCGGCCTGCGTCGGGTGATATCAAAATCTTTAATGACTCCTTGGAGCCAATTTGGACAGCTGTGGCGTATTCATTGCCAACTGCCGCCGTGCGATTCATAATTTTCGGAAAAATATAGAATAAGAGTGTTGACCCGGACATATTAGACCATGCCTCCTTTAGTACCTCACTATCCGCAATCTGCCTTGTCGTTGAAAGCGGCATTTGCTCAGGGCCAACTTGCTTAGGAGGTTTGGGTAGCGTAATATAACGTACGCTGTAATAAACGCCGTACGTTAAAAGTATAATCGCTGCCAGGAACCACAGAAACCTCATCTAAGAATCTATCATATAAGAATCTGATTATATTAAGAAGGGAATACTGCTTTTCTTGCCACTAGAAAATTCGGTGACAGATGCCAGGTCGCTCATACGAGCCTGCATCTCATTAGGATCAATAGACTCGGCAAAAAGACGGAGATTTAGTGCCTTTATCCCTGCTGACAGGGTTATCGGTGCCACAGGAGTAGAACCTTGTTTTGTGGATGGTGTATGAGTTATATTTGAAGGGGCAAAGATTTTGTCACCCGTCGTGGGGTTAATATAACTGCTACGTAATTGTATGGTCTTTACTAAGAGTCCGTTGAGATATGCCTCCATGGCGTAGGGTGACTTGACAATACCAATTCTGAATGGGGTATGGACGGGTACATTATCTAAGACTGCCGTCTGGACGCGGGCATTTTTATCATAGACATTGATGTATACAGTATTTCTCTGATTATCCAGACTGAAACTCATACTAGGCTCAACGATGCTTGGACCCATGGCGAAAAATGTGCGTTGAAGATCCTTATAAGGGCTAATAGTCTGCTGGGGGTATTCGTCATTTATGAGTACATCCAGAGTTATACTGTAGTTACTTTGAGATTCAATTAAATTAGTAGATAGTTGCCCTTCATTGGCGGCGGGCAAGCCAATTAAAATATTAGTAACACTCTTCGGTGTTTCCCAATATAATTCAGATGTATCCGTGCCGGGTATCATCACATATCCAGGCCCACCAGGAGTCCGTTTGAATATC